CCGGCTGTAACATCGAATACCACTTCCGCAGAAAGAAATACCTGCAAAACTTTGAGCGCATCTGCCCCACCTGTGGGCAGTACCTGAGCTGTGTTCCAATCCCTCGTTATACGCTCACACCGCCACCCGAGTTGCGGAAAGTGGCTCGGGCGGTCACAGTAGTCGAAATTGGGAGGAGAAAAATCAGATGAGCAACTTTACCAGAGGTGACATTTACTACGTCGATGCCTACCCCGTGGTGGGCCATGAGCAGCAGCCGGGACGGCCGGCGGTCATCGTTTCCAACGATAAGAACAACGAGCACAGCTCTGTGCTGGAGATGGTCTACCTCACCACTGCCGCCAAGACCAGCCTGCCGACGCACGTTACCATCCGCAGCGCCCCGAGGGTGTCCACGGTTCTCTGCGAGCAAGTACATAGCGTTGACACGAGCCGCGTGAAGGACTACTGCGGCCGCTGCACCGAGCAGGAGCTGCAAGCCATCGACACGGCCCTGCTGATTTCCCTGGGGCTGAATATGGGGGGGGGGTTCTCCCGAACCGCAGCCGGTCGAACAAGAACCCGTCGTACCGTCCGGTGATGCTGCCGAGCTGATCGCCGTGAAAGCCCAGCTCGATCTCATGCGGCAGATGTACGACGAGCTGCTCCAGCGCAAAGTCAGATGCGACTTTGAGTAGTCTTTCAGAAAAATTTTTCAGAAAAACCTTGCATTTTGGGCTTGAAAGTGCTATAATAAGAATGAAAAGACCAAAAACAGCCCGATTGGAGGTGAAAAGATGACCTGCGGAAAATGCAAACACTGCGTCCCGCTGAACGTGTGCGGCGGAGATTGCCAGTGCAAAGCGAAGTCGGACAGCGACCTCACTTTTGAGGTTTCTCAGGACGACGACATCCGGTTCTACGGCGATCAGGATGGGCAGCCCTGCCCGGACTTCGCGGAGAAGCTGGACTGAGCGGGTTGATATAGGCAAATCGGGCTAACCATCTTTGCCAGCCCATTTATGAAGAGTGGTTCGCGGAAGCCGTCGCAAAGGGAAGAATCCCCGCGCCCGGCTTTTTTGCTGACCCGATCATTCGCAAAGCATACACGGCGGCGGAGTGGAACGGACCGGCGCAAGGGCTTTTGAATCCGGTTCAGGAAGTGGAAGCGGCGGAAAAACGGGTTGTAAACGGCTTTTCTACCCGCGACCGTGAAGCTATGGAAATGAACGGGTCCGACTTCTACCGGAACGCCGCGCAAAGGAAGCGGGAAGAAAAATTGTTAAGGGAGGTAAACGAAGATGGCGGACAAAAACCCGGCGCAGAAAAAGCCGGTCAATAAGCACTTTTGGACATTCCGGGCCGCGGCGGAGGAAAGCGCCGCCCCGGAACTGATTCTTTACGGCGATATTGCTTCCGAAACGTGGTGGGGCGACGAAGTAACCCCGCGGCAGTTTTCGGACGAACTGAACGCGCTGGGCGCGGTTGCTGAAATCGTCGTAAGAATCAACAGCGGCGGCGGCGACGTGTTCGCGGCAAACGCTATTTATACCCGGTTGAAAGACAATAAAGCGAAAATCACGGTCAAGATCGACGGCTGGGCCGGGTCCGCCGCAACAATTATTGCAATGGCGGGCGACGTGATCGAGATTCCGGGCAACGGCGTTTTTATGGTCCATGACCCCAAAATGGGCGCAATGGGCTATTTCAGCGCGGAGGACTTCAAAAAGGCCGCGGCGGAACTGGAAGTGATTAAACAATCTATCGTGAACGGTTACGCCCTGAAAACGGGCAAATCGGCGGAGGAAATTTCCGCGATCATGTCGGCGGAAACATGGTACGACGGAAAACAGGCCGTTGACGCGGGCTTTTGCGACAAGCTTATGTTTGAGGACGCACAAACGACCGTCGAAAACATGGGAAAGGTTATTGTGAACAGCGTTTCGATGGACCTTGACCGATTCCCGAATTTATCTGTTTCGTTGTTAAACCGTCTGACGGCCCGCACGTCCGGCGGTTTTTCAAATACCCCCACCACACAAAAAATCACCGAAAAGGAGCGAAAGACTATGGGACCCGAAAACAAGGAAATCAAGACCCCCGCGGACCTGAAAGCGGCTTTTCCCGGTTTGGTACAGCAGATCGAGGACGCGGCGACAGCCGCGGAGCGCAAGCGGATTCAGGACATTGAGGGCGTGGCGCTTGCGGGCTTTGAAAAGATCGTGAACGCCGCAAAGTTTGACAATCCCGTTTCTGCCGGGGACGTTGCAACACAGATTGTCGCGGCGCAGAAACAGCAGGCCGCGGGCTATATCGCCGCCCGGAACGACGACGCGCAGAACAGCGGCGCGGGCGACGTGGGAACGGGCAAGATCGAGGGCGCGGCAGGCGTCGGCGGTCAAAGCGAGATCGACGCGGCGATTGACCGACTCTACCCCGAAACGAAGTAAGGAGGAAAACGACCATGTATGAAATCAAGCGCGACGAACTGACCCGCAAGAATTTCTTTGCGGGTGACTTCCCCATTGCAAAGGAAGTGGGAGAGGTTGCCGACGGCGAAACCGTGCGGCAGTACGCCCCGGTTATCAAGACCGCCGACGGGTTCAAGGAAGCGACAGCGGACGGGATGGGCGACCTGTACGGAATCGCCGCGGACGATTCCACAGACGGCGGCGTTGTCTGTATGCTGACCGGCGAATTTTTCGCCGACGGGCTGACCTTGCCGGATGGCGTGACGGTAGAAGCCCTGAAACCCGCTTTCCGCAAGCTGGGAATCTTTTTGAAGTAAAAAGGGAGGAAATGAAAAAATGGCTATTGACACCGATATTTACACCACACGCACATTAGGGACGTTGGTTCGCCGGTTGCCCCCGGTCCGGACGTTCTTTCTGGACACATTCTTTCGGAAGAAAAGGACGTTTGACACGAAGAGCGTCGAAGTTGATTTCAAAAAGGGCGGGCGCGCCCTTGCCCCGTTTGTTCACCCGAAAGTGGGCGGCAAGACCATTCCGAACGCGGGCTATCAGACTGTAAGTTATACCCCGGCGCTGGTTGCCCCGAACAAAATTACCACCGTGGACGATCTGCTGGAGCGCGCGCCGGGCGAAAACCCATATAGCGGCAGAAAACCCGCCGACCGCGCTATTGAGAAGTTGGCGGAGGATTTGAAAGAACTGAAAGAGATGATTGTGCGCCGCCGGGAGTGGATGGCGGCAACCGCAATTTTCACCGGGCAGATTCCTATTATCGGCGAGGGCCTGAACGAAGTGATCGACTTTGAGTTTGAGAACGTCGAAACCATCGTGACGGACGCGCTGAAATGGTCCGCCCCCACGTCCCACCCGATGGCGGACATTGAGCGATGGCGCAAAAAGGTTCAGAAAACCGGGTTCGTGAACTGTAATATTTGTATCATGGCAAGCGACGTTTCCGCGGCCTTTATCAACCACCCGGAGGTCAAGGAACTTCTGGACGTGGATGGTTACGACCTTGCGGCAATCAAGCCGCGGGAACTGCCCGACGGGTCCACCTACATCGGAACTATTCGGAAATTGGCGCTGGATATTTACGAATACAACGAATGGTATCTTGACGACTGGACCAATCCCGAAGCCCCGGACGAATACCCGCTTGTTCCTGACGGAGCGCTGGCGCTTTTGTCCACGCGGGCGGACTACTCCGAGTATTACGGCGGAATCACTTTGATTCCCGAAGAGGGGAAAAAGTTTATCACAGTAGAGGGCGATATGGTCCCGCAGTCATGGGTGGAGCGCCGCCCGGACCGCCGCTTTTTGCAGATCAACAGCAAACCACTTCCCGTTCCCCATGAGGTCAACAGTTGGTTTGTCGCCCACGTCCTGTAATGCGGAATTTCAAAGCACAGGCCGAGCGGGATTTGCTGGCAGTATTCCACAACACCGCAGAACACGCGGACGAACTGGAATTCTGGATTGACGGGACCCGTTACAAAGGGCCGGTCATCATCGACGATGGCGGCGCGCAAGACCGGTCGAGGCCGTCCACCGATCATGTGGACGGCCTGACCCTTGTTGATCTTGTCATGTATGTTCCCCTTTCTGTCCTGAACCAGATTCCGAAACGCGGGTTGAACGTGGAGATCGACGGCGACCTTTACGAGATCAGAAAGGTTCACCCGGAAGCCGGGGACATTGTTTTGTATTTGGAGAGGTTGACCGAATGATTCAGATTACAAACGAACAGATCGAGCGGGTGAACCTGATTCTTTCCGGCATACCGGGCGGCGCGCAAAAGGCTTTTTCAAGCGCTGTCCGCCGGGTGAACAGCGCGGTTAAAACCGAAACCGTCCGGCAGATCACCGGCGTTTATGCCATTTCCGCGCAGAACGTCCGGGCCGGGGCGAACATTCGCACACAGGTTCAGAAAGCGGACAGCGGCGTTTGCGGGACCGTAACTTTTGCGGGCTACAAATTGCCGCTGTACCGCTTTAATGTTTCGCCCACGTTGCCGATTCAGCGGGCGGAAGTGAAAGCGGCGGTTATGCGCGGAAACGGACAAACCCCGTTCGCACACGCTTTTATTGCCCGCATGAAGAGCGGACACACCGGAATGTTTGAGCGCGACACAAGCCGTTCTTTCCCGGTATCTGAATTCATGGCACAGTCAACCGCACAAATGGCGGGAAATGAGGAAGTGCTGGAACAGGTATCGGAAAAGGCCGCGGAAACCATGAACAAGCGGCTTGAACACGAAATCACCCGGATTCTGAACGGCTACGGAGGGTAAACAATGACACCTTTAGACCTTTTGGACGCGCTGAAAGCTTACATCGAGAACGAAATCAAGGACCTTGTTTTGCCGACGCGGGTTGATCGAAAGAGCGGCAAAACCCCGGAACGCCCGGCGGAGGTCCACGAATTGGCGCTTCCAGATAAAAAATCGGAAACGGAACGGATTCCCTACGTTCTTTTGAAGTTTTTAACCGGCAAGGACGATCAGGAGCCGGGGGAACCCCTTGAAAGCGAATGCAAGATTCGGATTGTCGCCGCGGTCTATTCGGAGAATAAGGCAGAGGGCGAAAAACACCTTTTGAATCTGCTTACCCGGATTCGCCTTGCCTTTTTACGCGACGGGAGCGTTGCCGACCGGTATTTGCTGAAACCGCCACTTGAAATGATCGTGTATCAGGACAACACCGCCCCTTATTTTTTGGGGGAAATGGTGATGGGCTGGACATTGCCGCCGGTCTATCTGGAACCGCCCTTTGCCGCGGACTACAACGGGAACACACCAACGATTGAAAGTGAGGTAGAAAACAAATGGTAGAATTCAAAACCGGCATGACGAAAGCGGAGTTGCTGGAGATTGCCACCGAAAACGGGATTCCCGCCGACGACAGCATGACGAAAGCGGCGATCATTGACGCGCTGAACGCCTATAACGCGCAGACCCCCGCAGG